CATTACTAAGGCAATTTTGCTTTCTCAGAAAATCCTAACAACCGCTCATAGAACATCAGAGTGGTAGTATGGCCAATCCCAATCTTGGGACCCACGGCTGGAAGCACGATTAAATCATCGTTAACTTCTAAAATATCCGCGAGCACCCCCCTGTCACCAGGAAGGTTACTGAATGGGGTGTGTTCAAATGCCGTAAACGTCCTCTCGTCGAGGCGTTCGCTCTGTTTCGTAAACCATCTCCAACAGACTTTATGGAACAGACTGTCGGGGCGGTCGGGTTTTAAAAACTCGGCCAACCTATGAAAGAAGCTTGTATGACAAACTCTCCCACGGGCTTCTGGCAATCCTGATTCAAATACCTCTGTCTCGAAAACTACTTTATCGAGGGGCACCGCAGCCCCTTCCGAATGGTTACAACCATGCGGAGGCAGGAAACGTTTAACCGCGTCATAGACACGACGCTCCCTCTTACGGAGGAGAGGTTTGAACCGTTGGCCAAATGTCCTCATGAGATCCAAAAAATTCTCAGACCCCACGTCACGCCATTTGAAGGCAGAGACGATTCGTTCGGGAGTTATTATTTTACCCGCGAACTCTGTTAAACCCTTTGAAATGATTGTTTTGTCAGGGTTATAAGGACATCCAAGAAGTTTCAGCGTCTCAATATACCTCTCATAGGTGGGCCGATGCAAAATTATCACATCGTCTCCCAAGACAAAAAATCGTCCTGGTACACCTCCTGAGAGAAGATCGAGTAGAACGCCGTGTGTCAAGGCGAACGATGGAAAGCTAGGGTAAAGACCCATAGGCTGGCCATTTGTCCAACGCACTTGTAAATTCAATGCATTGTTAGTCCAATCGGACCTTGACAACTCCTCAAAAAGTTCAATGTCAGGGATCTCTCCGAAGATAGATCGTAAGACACTAAGTTGCAGACTTAATGGAAAATAGTCTGTGGCAGCAGAGAGATCTATTGCAAAGCAAGTGCCGCCCTTTCTAAGGTGTTCTTGTACAAATGTATAGGGTTTATCTTGTTCGAATGTGCAATCCCAAGGTAGATCTGCGAGCGCTGAAAACAGCGCGGATCCCAGAGGCTGGAGGGCCATCTGGTGTATCCGGTAGGGACTTGCAATCCAACGCACTTTCCAACCACCATCCTTGGTTAGAGGAATAATGGAACCAGCATCAGTCGCCATAAACGGCGGCCTTAGCTTGCTGTGCACAGTCTCAAAAGGACTGTAATCAGACAGGTGGTAGCTCTGTCCGCTTAAACCTCGCAAAGGTTCACACAAGGACACGTTGTCTAATCCTTCCAGTACAGGCTTATACACCTGATAATGTCGATTAAGGAAAAGCCGATGATATGGATCCTCCAACCATAATAATTCGCGCTCCAGGTGATCAAACTGACTCACTGAAGTACTTCCCCAGATAGGGGCTTTGGTCGACACTTTACCGCGGAAGGTCAGCAAGGGCTGTTGAGGCCCAAGTTGCTGAAAACCCAAAATCTCACGCGCGTGCGTAGCAACATCATCGCAAAGCTTTCCAGGCAAAGAAATCCTGGGCGACTCCACGGAGGCTTTCATAGCAGCGATATGCTCTTTGGTTGGTCCTGAAGGTATATAGGAACTATACACCATAATGCAATTAAGCACTATTTCAAAATTAGTCAAAGATTGCAAAGCAAATCGCC